CTTGAGCAGGTAGTAATCAATGTCCGGATCCGCTACGGCATCCCACGACAAGAGCAAACCACCTTGGGCCGGGCTTGCCCGGAAATTTGTCACGTTCGATGGTGCGCGGGTTTTTCCCCATATGTAGACGCTTTCTACCAATCCCCCTTCAATGGTCTTGTCCGGAGTGACGCAGAAATAATAGAGAGATCCCTCTTTCAGCAACGGGCTAGTCTCATAGGAGCGCCGTGTCGTGCTCCCGAGGAGCGTCCATGGACCCGAGGCGGCAGGAGCCTGATACACCCAATACTGTATAGCGTATCCTCTCCACGTCAGAGAGGCGACGGATTCAAAAGCTCCGAGAGCACTTTTCCTGAAGATTTCTGTCACAGACAGCCCGGCCATGCGCGTCAGACCGGAAATATTGCTGATAGCCGGTATTGCAACCGCATCGTTGTATACGTCGGGCACGTGCTCTACGGCGGTGATCCTGCGGCGAAGATTCTCCGCTCTTGTAATCCCTGTTATTCTGAAGAGCTTTGTTACTCGTCCCTCTTCGCCGAAGCTGTACTTTGTATGTCGGGTCGGGATATTCTCCCAAACAGTTGTTAGGATAAGTTCATCGGTCGTTGTGGTGGCTGCTACCGGTTCTACGGTCAACTCCTCTGAGATATCCGTGTCGATATGCTGGACCTGGACCTTGTAGGTTGTGCCGGGTTCCAGAGTAACCTGTCGGTCCAGCGTTACCGTGTTGGCCCTCGCAAGAACGACTCGACCGGAATAACCCCATCTGGGCACGTCATGTGCCACCTCGATGATATCTCCCGGTAGACAGGCAATGGAATCTCTGCTGGCCTCAAAGGATGTGGTGTTCGTGATGTACCTGTTGCAGTTCAAGAGGAACTTGGCGTGCTTCAGCGCCATGCTCCGATCTGTACAACCTACGAGATCGACCTGTCTGGGAGATATGTCGACACCCAGGGTATCGAAACCATCCTGTTCAACAACGGCCGGTCGTTTGCTGTAGTTCAGTTCCGCGTCGTAGTAGGTTATCTCGATCTGGTTGGCTCGGTCATCCATGGGCAACCACTCTTCGCCGAACGAGTCCTTGACGATGTTTCCCATCGTGAACAGGAAGCGTTGAGAGGGCAGGGTGTCGCCGTCATAGATACAGGTGAATTTGGAGCCAATCTGAAGAACGTTCCCCCGTCCAAGTGTACAGACGATGTCGATGGCCTTCCGCAGGTTCTTCATGGTGTCAAAGTAGATGTTGCAGGTGTATCCATTCTGGTCGCACCAGCCAGCCCACTCCTCGAACTTCTCATATATGATTCGGTTATAGGGAACCGCTCCCCCGTACTCGTCATTGTGGAGGATATCGTAGCAAACCCACGCCGGATTCGTGGCTGGCTTGTTCTCGTAGGCCGCACCGGTCCAGACCGGCACGGTGAGACGGGAGGCAAGGCAGGAAACACGCGGGGTGGAATTCGAGAGTTCGTCTGTGGCAAGGGCGTTCACAGCCATGAGCGCAATGCCAGGATAGGCAAAATCGTCGTAGATTATCTCCTCGACGTACTCCCAATAGGTATCGTTCCTGTAACGAGCCCCCGCCGGTAAGGCCGAGGTTAATACAACGCGCACATCGTATTGACCCGGTGTAAGATTATCGATCCGGTAGTACCGTCTGATCGCGCTACTCTGGGCATCGCTGATGGTGTAGGTGCCCCACGCAGTCCACGACGGATCGGACGTCTTTTTGTATTCTATCTGGAATGTGACTGACTGAGCCGTCAGGCCACCATTGTCGTTTGCATAGTAAAGACCGTTCGGCAGAAGGATGCCCACCCCAAGGCCCTGTGTCGTGTTGCCGACCGTCGACCGGGTAATGTAAGACGTCGATAGCTTGGCACCTACCGCGATATCCGATATTGTGTCGTTAAAGTAGGGGATCGCTGACTGGCTGTTCGTGCCAAGCCGGGTCACAACATTGAGGTCATTGAAATAGCTATACGGATTGCCGTTGATTTCGTAATTGGTGATCGAATCAATTCCAGTCTTCCCGCCCTCGCAAACAGCGTACAGGATATTGAGGTATTGCAAACTGCCGCTTGTTGAAACGTAGCGACCAATGATCGGGGGAATGATTCTGTGAGTTCCATAGAGGACGGGCATCATCCCGCCTTCCTGTTCAGCATTTGAGGACGGGTCCCAACCATAGGTGGCTGATTTGCTGTAATCTGAACTCGCATATGAATAGTCTGCGGCATCATCGGACGCGACCGATGCTGGAAGCAGGGCGTTGACAAGGAGACCACCGGCGATCATCATCCCCATCGAGGCCATAGTATAGGCCGCTCCGCCTACCGCAAACCCCATTCCCGGTATACCCAACACCCCTATCCCGGCACCGGGGATGGTAACGGCCATAATAACCACGGCCAGCATGGCCACGGCCCGTACGATGTCCTTGCCCCCTCCACCGCCTCCTCCTCCGTCATGAGGCACGGCCGTGAAGATTATGCAGTCACCAGGACAGGGTATCAGGGTATCGATCTCGCTTTCGGAAAGGAGCCTGGAGGGACAGGTATTGGTCGTCAGAGAGACTACGATATCCAGTCCACTGTCAAGGGGGGCAGGATAGAACTCATTCAGCGCATGCCGAATAGAGGGGAGATGGTCCACTCGCTTGGTGACCTTACTCTCAACGGGCTTGAACGGGTTCTTTATGCAGGTTAAGAGGATGCTTTCCATTTGAAGTATCCTTTGATCTTGTTTTTCCAGACGGGATCGTAGACGATGGAAGTTATGGATGCGGTCTTTCGCAGCGTGTGAATGAACTTTCCATTGCCAATATACACCCCGAAATGACAGATCATGCCGGGGAAATGCGGGTTCGCCGCCAGGGCTACGGCGCAGGGAACTTCCGGTTTCTCCAGTTCTTCCCATTTACCGACTTCTTCTTCGAACTGAACCCGGATCTCCTCTGTCGCGAAGCAGGAGATTCGATAATCAGGCAGCTCGATTCCGTAGCACTCCCTGTAAATCGCTATGAAGAGCCCGTAACAGTCATAGAAGGGTTTGCGGGTGACGGGGTCGAATTCGCCCCTGCCCATGTTCTTGAATGGACAGCCTATAAAGTCGTTCAGGCTTTTCATACGATCACCGGTGAATTGCCAACGCCGGGGAATCCTCCGAACCGTTCCGAGTTGCCCAGCTCCCGACAACGGGCGAGCGTTCTGTCGCAGGTTGTCTCCGCGCCTGTATAGCCACACCGCCAGTTTTTGAACTGCTTGTACCGGCAACGATTCTTGAGGAGCCTGTTCAAGGGAAAGCGTTTGCTGAAAGGGTTATTCGCCCCCAGGGTGAATGTGGCCCACTTGCTACTCGTTTTCGGTTGTTTCAGATGGAAGACGTATTCGGTTTCAGGATCGGTCAGATCGAGGTGGGCCGAGTGGACAACAGATATGGTCAGCTCTATCGGGCTGTAGCCGTTCAGCTTCGTATAGTGGTCGTACTCCTGTAAGTATCCCTCCATGGCGCGGGTGATATTGGACACCTTGATGTCCACCCGGGGAACCTCGCCCTTGGACGTATCGCTGATCTCGTCGATCTCAAAGGGGAATGGAACGTAGGTATTACCGTTCCAGACGGTCTCGTCATTATCACTCGTGACCCTGATGTTGTCCTCAAGGCCCGGCACGTCGATGTCGAGTAGGATAATCCAGTATTTCCCGCTACCGCCAGCGAGCTTGTTCTTTTCCTGTATGGCTGCGGAAGAAATCTCCAATGGCATTTACATTTCCTCCAGTTCAGTGGAGAGCTTCCTGTAACCAAACGGCTCAACGAAGTCGCTCTTGAGCTTGCCAGTCCTGAACACAACCGTATGCACAACGCTTGTGACGGGATGTGTCCACGTGAACTCTTTGCCCACGTGGGAATCAAAAAACGTCTTTATGGACTGGTACTGAGCTTCCGGCAGCTTCTCCCATGTTAAAGAGAAGGGACTGTGCCGTCCCCTTGAAGCGGTTGCCGTTACCTGAACGTAGTTGGCCTCGAACTCGGTGTTATCCATGGGCCTGTAGTACTCTTCCGAGGACCCGAAGGACGGCTGCTTCGTGTATGCGTCGTTAAAGCTGTCCATTGATTTTCTCCAAATAGAAAGGGGATGCAGTATAATCTGCATCCCTGTTAACTTATTGGCCCGTTGGGCTTATCTTCCTATTGCCGTTCTGAGACCGTAGGCGTTCCTGTCCAAAGCCTCAAGCCACAGTGTAACGATCAGCTCCTGCGGATTGACTCCCCGTGACGTTTCTTGCCTGGTGGCGAACTGCTGGCCCGTGTTGTTGTTGACCACCAGAGAGACCTTGACGGTCGGCGCCTGACCGACCCCTTCGGCTTCCACGCCCAAGTTGCCGGACCGGGTCCGCTTGAGGGGCATGATCGCTTCCGCTCCGTCCTCGCCAAACACCCCTGCGCCCTTGGCAAAGGCAAACAAGGTGGGCCGGTCAACAACGGTGTTCAGATAGGGCTTGAGACCGGCAGTTGAAAATACGTTGCCTTTGGCACTGCCAAGAAAGCTGAATGTGCTGCCAAACGAAGAATAAGCACCCGAGTTGCTGGCGCCAGCAGTTGAACCGCCACTCAAGTATCCCATGGCCAGATCGGTCAGCCCACCAATAATCCTGTTCGTGATGAACTTCTGAACCATGCTGTTGTAGACATCATTCAGAACATTCAGGGCCAGTTCTCTGAAGTCCATGAACTTATCGGAGGAGTAGTTCAGAAAATCGCTAATACCGCTCTTCATCGGCTCGAAGTATGTGGACCGGATATCGTCGGCCAGCTTGCGGTATTCGTCGCTGACTGCGGTAGCGGCCTCTCTCTGGGCCTGAGCGATGTTGTTGGCCAGTTCCCGATCTCTCTTTTCCTGCTCACGGTAAAGCTCAGCTAGCTTTTCGTGTTGCCCATAGGCCAGTTCGACCTTCCTCTCCCAGAGGCTCTTCCACTGGTCGTACTCGTTCTGGTAGGACCGGATGGCGAGTTCAAGACTGAGCTTGATTAGACTGGCGCGCCTCTGGTAGTACTCTCCCATGTTGAGCGCGCCATTTTCATACAGCCAGTCGATCTGCTTTTCTTCCTCTT